TGCCTTCCCACTACGATGCCAAGGCGGTTTGTGCGGACCACGTACTGCACAAGGCACTAAGATCACTGGCTTCCCTTACAGGAGGACAGTGAATAGTTGACCTTATGGAGTACATGGCAACCCACACTCCTGACGATAGCTACTTGCATTCACGAATCTCCCTTCTTTCACAAGGAGGCGGGAAAACAAGAGTTATCGCCATAGGCGACTATTGATCACAAAACGTCTTAAGAGGTATCCATGATAAAATCATGGGCGTCTTAAGACGTCTTCAAACTGATGGCACTTATGGCCAAGAAGCTCAAGTAGGTAGAATCCTACGAGAGTCCAAAGGTCGTCCGTGCTACAGCTTTGACCTCTCTTCAGCAACTGATCGATTCCCTGTTCGAATACAGGTCGCATTACTGCGACACATATTCGGCAAGGATATCGCCGATGCGTGAAGAGATGTGATGATCAATAGAGGATTCCATACCACTACGGGCGCGGTACGTTGAGCAAGAGGGCAGCCTCTCGGAATGTTAAGTTCCTGAGCTGTCTTTGCGCTAACGCATCACGCCATCATCGAGTACTGCGCGCACCTTGTTGGGTTTAAATCCTTCAAGGAGTACGCTGTACTCGGTGACGACGTAGTGATATGAAACACTTCAGTAGCGGCTAGGTATCAGTCATTGATGGAACAGATTGGTGTTAAAATCAATCTGAACAAATCAATGATTGGTTCCGAATCTGTCCACAGAGTAGAATTCGCAAAGCGAATCCTATTCAATGGACAGGAGATCACAGGACTTAAACCGGACATCATCATCGAGTCCTCAAGAAGTATATACAACTTGATGGACTTGGTGAGAGTGGCCCGGTCTCGGTCTTGAGATCTGCCGTGGTCAGTGTTTTGGGCCCCGTCTGTGAGTGAAAAGCTCACAGAACTGCTCGCTTGTCTTTCATGGGAATCGGCTTGTAGAGAAATCCACATGCTAAACCCTGAAGCCGAACTTGCTCCGATGCCCCCGGTTTTACGGGGTCACATCGGTCACGAGGTCACGATTACGGATCTTTGACGTAAAGTCAAAGAAGTACGTATCGAGCTTCTGAGAGACAAACAAGCCTCTCTTGATAAGATCCTTTCAGGTGGTAAAACCCTAGAGGAACTTTTCAAAAGGGAGGGAGTAGTGCACACTGAATCACTAATTGGGAACTACGCATTTCCGCATCCTATCGTCTGGGCACTCAACCAGACCGGGGAGCTTCTTGTGGAAGCTCTTTCGGTCCTTGGC